TACAACCAATGAATCTTCCTTCTGGACTAGTATTTTATCTAGATTTCCAATACGGAACAACTAAAGGTGGTGTTACAGCTGGTGATTCAGTATATGGAGCAACAGGCGGAAACGATCCTTTTGGAAACACAAACACAGGTGGTTTATACGGAGCAGGTCGTTTCGGATATTCAATCAATAACACTGGTTCTGCTGCTGGAGCAACTGGAACACTTGCTGTTGCATCTTGGGCTGATTTAAACTTCAATAGTGACTACTCTGCATCTGCAGCTGCTGGTGACTATAGAACTATTAAAATCCTAAAAACAGACTTACCTAACTTAGACGAAACAGGAGTAAGAGGATTTACTATTGCATCAGGTGATGGAGTATTAAATGCAACTAACAACGTACCTGAGTTTACTACAGTTGACGGTACTAACGTAACATTTGTTGCTTTAAACGCTGACGTAGGAAACGTAAATGCTGCTGCTGTAGTTACTTACCAACTACAACCAACTGATCAGTATAGAGGTGACTTCGAAGATGGAAATAACGCCATCAACGCAGACAACACTCCTATCGCTATTCCAGAGATTAACGTACAGATGAAATCATCTGCTATTGTTGCGAAAACTCGTAAACTGAAAGCAGTATGGACACCAGAATTTGCACAAGATTTAAATGCATATCACTCAATCGATGCTGAAGCAGAACTTACTTCAATCTTAAGTGAGTACATCTCTTTAGAGATTGACTTAGAGATTCTTGATATGTTATTATCTTCTGCAGGTGCAGGTACTGAGTACTGGAGTGCTATTAACAACAAAGGTATCAACGCTGCTGCAACAGGATTTACTGAAGACCTAGGCTTTTATAACAGTCAAGGACAATGGTTCCAAACTTTAGGAACTAAAATCCAAAAACTATCTAACATCATTCACCAGAAAACTCTTAGAGGTGGAGCAAACTTCTTAGTATGTTCTCCAGCTGTAGGTACTATCTTAGAATCTATTCCAGGATATGCTGCTGATAGTGATGGTGATGTAAGTGCTGCAAACTATGCGTTTGGTGTACAAAAAGTAGGGGCTCTAAACGGTCGTTACAAAGTATACAAAAACCCATATATGACTGAAAATCAAGTATTACTTGGATTCAGAGGAACTCAATTCTTGGAAAGTGGTGCAGTATTTGCTCCTTATATTCCATTAATCATGACTCCATTAGTATACGATCCAGAAACGTTTACACCACGTAAAGGTTTACTTACTCGTTATGCTAAGAAAGTAGTACGCCCGGAATTCTACGGAAAAATTGAGATCGCTGGTCTTAATTCTCTATAATCTTTCGATTTTAGTATTTATTAAAAGGAGGTTGGCTTATGTCAACCTCTTTTTTATATTATTCGTATAATAGATAGTTCTATCATATTTATCACATATACCAATAAGTCATAATATGTCATTGAAACCAACATTACATCTACCTTGGTTAGAGTTTATTAAGTTAGATTCTATCTCATCGTTACCTTTACACGAACAGTCAGAGGTATTTAGAAAAATGACAGACCCCAACCAAGCAATCCCTTGGTTAACGTTTAGAGATTTACCACACATAGTGGATCTTAGTATACAAGAACAAACTCAACGTTATAAAAAATATTTAGATGAACTAGACAAAATACGTCTAGAACAACTACAACAAGTACAACAAGAACAAGACAAACCCGTTATCAACGAATATGATAACTTAAACTGGTTAATACAACGACGAGGTCAAGGTGCCTTCATACCACAACAACTTTCAGGATCAATAGTAATACCCCCTCACATCTTATTAGAAATAGGAGATGATTTATTATTAGAGGACTCAGGATTAATAGTACTAGAATAAAAAAACAAAATGGCAAATAAAAAGATTTCCGAATTAACTAAAGTAGCATCAACTAATGCAACTGACGAATTTGTATTAAGTAGAGCAGGGGCTAACGTAAGTATAGAAGCTCAAAATCTAACTATAGTATCTGCATCGTATGCTTTAACAGCATCATATGCAGTATCATCATCTGTAGAGATTAAGCAGGAAATAACTTCATCTTTTGCTCAAACAGCATTTTCAGCAACTTCAGCGTCTTTATCACAACTTGCTTTAGAGGCCATATCATCATCATATTCAGTATCATCATCTTTAGCTCAACTAGCTTTAGAGACTATATCCTCATCTTATGCAATATCTTCTTCTTTAGCTCAACTAGCTTTAGAGACTATATCTGCATCATATGCATTAACAGCATCACATCTATTAGGTGCTAGTGAGACATCATCATACGCAGTTACTGCCTCATATGCTGAGTCAACTACCATATTAAGTGGAAGTGCTTCAACTGCTAGAGATGTATTAGTAACAAAAATAAGCGGTTCATCAGCAGCACCAATATCGGCGTTAAGTTCATCGGCATCAACGGCTAGAAACGCTATAGTAGCAAGTATTAGTGGTTCATCGATAGCACTAAGTGCATCGTTAACAACCACTGATCAAGCAATAAGCGCTTCTGTAGCAGCACTAAGTGCTTCAGCTTCAACTAGAAGAGATGTGATGTATTCTCAGTTAGAGTTTATGAATGTTAGCTTAAGTGGATCATCATCAGCAGCTAGAAATGCTTTATCTAGAGATGTTAGTGGATCATTTACAGAAGTAAGTGCATCGTTAACAACTACTGACCAAACAATAAGCGCTTCAGTAGCAACCCTAAGTGGATCGGCTTCGGATGCTAGAAATAACATAACAAACGTATTAAGTTCATCATACGCCTTAACAGCTTCATATGCAATCTCTTCATCAGTAGAGGTTAAGCAAGAAATCAGCTCATCGTATGCTCAAACTTCAACATCAGCATCCTATGCTTTAACAGCATCATATGCAATATCTTCATCAGTAGAGGTTAAACAAGAAATCACTTCATCATACGCAGAAACAGCTTCATATGCTGCTTCAACTACAGTATTAAGTGGATCAGCATCGGATGCTAGAAACATATTAGTAGCTAAAATAAGTGGATCATCTACAGCACCTATATCTGCGTTAAGTGGATCAACATCAACTGCTAGAGACATAATCGTAACTAAAATAAGTGGTTCATCAACTGCTCCAATAGCAACACTAAGTGGATCTTTAACATCTACTGACCAAGCGATAAGCTCTTCCGTAGCAACACTAAGTGGATCAGCTTCAACATCTAGAAACATATTAGTAGCTAAAATAAGTGGCTCATCTACAGCACCTATATCTACGTTAAGTGGGTCAGCATCAGATGCTAGAAACGTATTAGTAACTAAAATAAGTGGTTCATCTACTTTACCAATATCTAACTTAAGTGCATCTGTTTCAACATCACAAACAGAGTTAAGTTCTTCAGCATCGACTGCTAGACAACTAATAGCAGATAGTATCGAAACAGGCTTAAGTGCTTCAGCTTCAGATGCTAGAGACATAATCGTAACTAAAATAAGTGGTTCATCAACTGCTCCAATAGCAACACTAAGTGGATCACTAACAACAACTGATCAAGCCATAAGTGCTTCAGTAGCAACGTTGAGTGGATCAGCATCAGATGCTAGAAACGCTATAACAAACATATTAAGCTCATCATACGCTTTAACAGCTTCATATGCTATATCCTCATCAGTGGAGATTAAGCAAGAAGTATCATCATCATATGCTGAAACTTCAACTTCAGCTTCTTATGCTTTAACAGCATCACACGCTTTAAACGTACCAGCTACAGCATCGTATGCTATAACAGCATCTTACGCAATATCAGCTTCAGTAGAAGTAACAAAAGAAATATCATCATCATATGCCGACACTGCTTCATATGCTGTAACTAGTACAACAGCAATAAACGCAAATGATTTAATAATAGGTGTTAAAAACACATCTGGAGAAACCTTATCTAAAGGTACTCCAGTTTACTCAACAGGAGTAACAGGTGAAAACCTAAACATATCAGCTGCATCAGCATCATCTGCAGCAACTATGCCAGCTATTGGTATTCTATCCTCTACGTTAACTGATAACTCTGCAGGACAAGTTATATTAACTGGTAAAATAACAGGAGTAGACACTTCAGGATTTACAGCTGGTAATAATATTTATGTAGCTCCAACAGGAGGGTTTACAGAAACCAAACCAGGTGGGGAATCAACTGAAATCCAAAATATAGCTATTGTAGGTAAAGTAAACGCTACAGAAGGGGAACTAATAGTTGTAGGATCTGGAAGATCAAACGATGTTCCCAATCTACCAACAGATTATATATTCTTAGGTGATGGAAATACACTAGAAGTTCCACTAGCAGATGCTATTACAGGAAGTTTACCATCAGGTACAGTTTCAGGTTCAGTACAGGTTGACATAACATCAACTACTGGATATGCTACTTTTAGTAGTAGTTTACAAACTACAGATAATACTATTAGTTCTTCTGTAGCAACACTAAGTGGATCAGCTTCAACTGCCAGAAACACTATAGTAACAAAAATAAGTGGTTCATCAACTGCTCCAATCTCAGCATTAAGTAGTTCAGCATCAACAGCAAGAGATATAGTCGTAACTAAAATAAGTGGTTCATCTACTTTACCAATATCTAACTTAAGTGCTTCTTTAACTACAACTGATCAAGCAATAAGCGCTTCAGTAGCAGCCTTAAGTGGATCAGCTGCAGCTGCTATAGGTACTATTTCATTTGGAGATATTACATACAAAAACTCAAATGTAAAGAGTTTTAATCAAATGTATTTAGGTAACGCTATTGGTGGGAAGTTTGAACCTGGTGAGTATCAAAAAATAGTAACAATCATACCATCAGCTGCTGCTCAAAACTATCAAGTAGTTGGTAGAATGACAGCTCAATCCGGTGGTCAAACTCACACTATAAACTTTAACGCAGCATTAAGATCTGATACACTACCTGATTTATCTTGGAGTGTTAATTATAATGAAAATTATGTTAGTTCTAAGTTTATAAAACCACTACTTTGGACTAAAGAAACAGCTACAGCTGGATTTATATTTGCATTTGAGTGTGTTACTAACATATATGGGAATGTAACCATAGATTTTGATGTTATACCAAGAACGGCCAATCTATTATCTAACGTAACTGTAAATTCAAACCAATCAAGTGAACAAACTACGATTGATACAGGATATACTTCAAATGATTTTGATAAAACATATGGAATAGCTGGTACTACTACTACATTTACTGATTTAGATACAACAGGAATCACCTTCCCATCTGCATCATACGCTTTAACATCATCATACGCTGTAACAGCATCACATGCTTTAAATAGTACCTCAGTAAGTTCATCATACGCAACTACTGCTTCATATGCTGAGTCAACTACAGTATTAAGTGGATCGGCTTCAACAGCAAGAGATGTAATCATAACTAAGATTAGTGGATCATCAACGGCTCCAATATCAACACTAAGTGGATCACTAACAACAACTGATCAAGCCATAAGTGCTTCAGTTGCAACGTTAAGTGGATCAGCATCAACTGCTAGAGATATAATCGTAACAAAAATAAGTGGATCATCAGATGCAGCAATAGCAACCGTTAACTCCAATCTGAATGCCTTAAGTGCTGCTCTCTTTTCACAACTAGCCGCAAAAGCATCTACTTCTTATGTAGATGGTGAAGTAAGTACTTTAGAAACTGCTGATACGACAAATAGTTCATCTTTAACAGTAACTGACCAAGCAATAAGCTCATCAGTAGCAACGTTAAGTGGATCAGCATCAGATTCTAGAAACGCAATAGTATCAGATTATAGTCCAAAAGTTAGTGGTTCGTTTGCTCAATACATAAGTAGAATAGATCAAACTGGAATAGCAGATACTATCCACTTTGTTACCCATAATACAAATACAATAGAACAAAATATTAGTATAGCTGCTAACGATTATGAAATAACAGTTGCTAACGCAGGAAAATATGAGTTAAAATCTACAACTCAGTGGCAAAGAGCAACTGGAGTTCAAGATAACGTTAGTTTATGGATTCAAGTAAACGGAACAAACGTAGGATTCTCAACAAACTCATTAAACCTAACAACTAACTTTATAACACCTCTATATGCACAGTGGATATTAGATTTGGATGCAGGTGATGTTGTTAGAATAGCATGGAGTACAACAGAAGGATCAGGATCAATCGTAAAACTATCAGCGTTTTCAAATCCCACAAGACCTTCAACACCATCAGCTAACACACATCTTATTAAGATAGGAGATTAATATTTATAATAAAACACATCTATGAATATCCCAATATGGCCTGGCTCATCATCGTTCGATCCTAAAACCCAACCAACACCATATGGGTATTACGACGATGATTATGACTTCCAAACATCAGCAGATCAGTTTGCTAGATTTGCAGCACAAAACTTAGGATATCCTATAGTGGATGTTGAACTTCAAGATATTAACTTCTACAATGCCCTAGAAAGAGCCACAACGGTTTATGGTAACGAAGTATTTGCGTTTAAGATTAGAGACAATCAACTATCAATAGAAGGTGGTGATGCTCAAGTCGATTTATCAAACGCAGTAGTAACTCCATCTATGGCTGGTACTATTAGAATCGCCCAACAATATGGTGCTGAAGCAGGATCTGGTGGTAATATAACTTACCATACAGGTAGTATAGTGATGGAAGCAAATAAACAAGATTACGATTTAAACTCTTGGGCTAAATCACAGGGATTAGATAAAAAAGGTGGTATAGAAGTAAAACGAGTATTTTACGAAGCACCACCTGCTATAACACAATATTACGATCCATACTCAGGTACTGGATTTGGATTTCAAGCGATGTTTGATTCGTTTGGATTCGCTTCAATGTCACCAGCAACTAACTACTTGATGATGCCCTTATCGTTTGACCTACAAACAATACAAGCTATTGAGATGAATGAACAAGTTAGAAAATCTAACTATTCGTTTGAGTTAGTAAATAATAGACTTAGGGTATTCCCTATACCAGGTGGGCCTGCAATGTTAAGGTTCGAATATATCATAAAAAATGATAGGATGGCAACATCCGAAGCAGAAGCAGGAGATACAATAGCAAATAAAATATCATCTGTAGCAGATGCCCCCTATCAAAATCCTATATTCTCACGTATAAACTCTGTAGGTAGAGAATGGATTCAAGAATATGCTTTAGCTTTAGTTAAACAAGTATTAGGTAATATTAGAGGTAAATATGCTAACCTACCAATACCAGGAGCAGAAATAACTCTAAACGGATCTGAACTAATATCTCAAGGTACACAAGAAAAAGATGAACTAATAGTAAGATTAAGAGATTATTTAGATAGTACATCTAGACAAGCATTATTAGAAAGAAAAGCAGCAGAAGGACAGTTCGTTAAAGACGATTTGTCTCAAGTTCCATACACAATCTACGTAGCATAATATGGCATTATTCGCAGGTCAAAGAGACGTATCCCTAATAAGAAATCTTAATAGGGAGATTATGGGTGATATAATCACTCAACAAGCAGCATTCTATAGATACAAGACTGAAGAAACTAAAGTCAATATGTATGGGGAAGCAGCAGGTGAAAAGTTCTTCGATGGTCCATTCTTATTCAACTGTCTTATTAGTAGACAAGATCAAGTATATCCTGAAAGTGAACTTGGTGTAAACTTTAATCAAGGTATGACGTTTGCATTTTTTAGAGACGATTTAGTTGATTCTATGTATGTACCTGAAGTTGGTGATATAGTATTATACCAAGAAGGATATCATGAAATCGATAATCTAACTGCTAACCAATATTTTGGAGGTAAAAATCCAGCATATCCAAATAATCAAAACCCACTAAATCCAGGATTAGAGAAGTTTGGTTCTAGTATATCGATTATAGCATCTACTCACTATGTACCTAGTGATAAACTAAATATTTCTCCTTCAATGGAGCGTATGTAAAATATGGGAAACAATAGCAACACGGGTTTAACCCCATCGCAAATATTCGAACGATCTTATAATGCCGCTCAAGGTAGAACACCTGCTATACCTAACGTACCTGTATCAAAACGAAACTTAAAACCTCGTCCTAAAACACAGGTTGAGTTATCTAGAGATGATCAAGAACCCTATGATTTAACTAATCTAGGTAATCCAAATCAGGCACCTAATAACAACGAACAACAAACGGGTATTGATTTTAATAGATCATCTAAACTATCAGTCAAAAACGATGCGACTAAACCTTTTAAAGTTGGTTTACAAGACGTTGATGAAGCAGTATTTTATTATTTTAACAACGTAATACAACCTTTTGTTTACCAAAACGGAGGACGTTTACCTGTACCTGTAATATATGCTTCACCTGAACGATGGAAATCAGCTCAAAAAGATGGTTACTATAGAGATAAAGGTGGTGCTATTATGTTACCACTAATCGTAGCACAACGTAACTCAATAGAAAAAGATAGATCAGTTACAGCTAAAATAGATTCAAATAGTCCACATCTATATTATAGTCTAAATAAGGGATACAATAGTAAAAACTCATACAATAACTTCGATTTACTAAATAATCGTAAACCAGTTCATCAAACACAAGCTATTGTAGTTGGTGATTATGTAACTGTAGATTATAGTTGTATTATGCAGACGTATTATATGGAACAACTAAACGCTTTAGTTGAAGCTATGGAATATGCCTCAGATTCGTATTGGGGTGACCCAGAACGATTTAAGTTTAGATGTTATATTGATTCGTTTCAAACCGAAGCACAACTAACAGATGGTCAAGAACGATTAGTTAGAGGAACATTTAATATTAGATTAAAAGGTCAGTTAATACCTGAGGTATTACAAAAAGATGTTTCTGCTTTAAAAGCATATAACTCTAGTGCTCAAGTAGTAATAACACAAGAGACGGTACATGGGTTTGATTGCGACGGAAACGTTATTATATTATAGAATAATCACTAAATAAATAAAATGGAAGATAAGTTATTAGAAAAAGAAGAGTTACAAACACTAAAAGATTTTAGAATCAAAGAAGAAAACATCATACTATCCTTCGGACAGTTAGCATACCAAAGAGTACAACTAGATGAACAAGAAGATGATCTTTTAGATTTTAAGAAAAAGTTTGACAAAGAACGTTCCACTTTCGCATCAACCCTCACTACAAAATACGGGAATGGAACAATAAATATAGAAACTGGCAAGATAACGCCAACAGAATAGGTTTTTGAGAAAGGTTTTAGTATTTATAACAAACGAATAATACTAATAAACACATAAAATGGCAGAAACATTATTATCACCTGGAGTACTTGCAAGAGAAAATGACTCATCACAAGTATCACAAGGACCAGTAACCGTTGGTGCCGCTATTATTGGACCAGCTGTTAAAGGACCTGTAGAAATCCCAACTACCGTTACTTCATATTCACAGTATAAGTCAATATTTGGTGGGGCTGTAACAAGTGGCTCAGATAGCTACAACTATTTAACGGGAGTTTCCGTTTACAACTATTTCCAAAACGGAGGTGAATCAGTATTAGTTACTAGAGTAACTAGTGGTTCTTTCAGTTCTGCTGAATCAACACCTGTTATCAACTCTGATACATCTAGTTCTTTTACACTAGAAACACTATCTGAAGGAGATATCATGAACAACTCAGGTTCTCAATCACAAGGAGCTTTAACGTTAGGTACAGCGGATAATATTCGTTGGGAAATAGCGTCAGTTAACTCATCATCAGGACAGTTTAGTTTATTAGTTCGTAGAGGAAACGATAACAACAGAGACAAAACAATATTAGAAACTTGGACAAACCTATCTTTAGATCCAAAAGCTGAAAACTACATCGAATCAGTAATAGGTAACTCTAAAAAGGTAGTGATGAACGATGGTGGAGATTATTATATCCAAAACCAAGGTACATTCCGTAACAAATCAAGTTATATCAGAGTTAAAAGTGTATCAACAAAAACTCCTGATTATTTCGATAATAACGGAACAGCTAAATCAGCTTTCACATCATCTTTACCTATAGTAGGTTCAGGTTCGTTTACAAACGCAGTTGGAGCATTTTTCAACACAGCAAGTGCTGCAAACTTTAACGAAAACGTATCAACAGCAGATATCCAAGGATTAACAGCTGGAGATTATGCAACAGCAGTTTCGTTGATGTCTAATAAAGATGAATATATTTATAACTCAATATCTGTACCTGGAGTTACATCACAAAACGGTGCTGCTATCGTTTCATCAGTGGCTAATAACTCGGTAAATAGAGGAGACAATATCTCTATCGTAGATTTAGTTAACTACGGAGCAAACGTTGGTACAGTGACTACACAAGCAGCTGCTTTCGATTCTAGTTACGCTACTGCATACTGGCCATGGTGTCAAACAATCGATCCTGAAACAGGAAAACAAGTTTGGGTACCTGCATCAGTTATGATTCCAGGAGTATATGCTTATACAGACGCATCAGCAGACGCATGGTTTGCACCTGCAGGTTTAACAAGAGGAGCTTTAGGAACTGTTATTAGAGCAGAACGTAAACTACCTTCATCTACAAGAGATACACTATACGAAGCAAACGTAAATCCAATCGCTACTTTCCCACAAAGTGGAGTTGTAGTATTTGGACAGAAAACACTTCAAAAACGTGCATCTGCTTTAGATAGAGTAAACGTTCGTAGATTATTAATCGCTGTTAAAACATATGTTTCTCAAATAGCAGATACTTTAGTATTCGAACAAAACTCAGCATCAACAAGAAATAACTTCTTAACACAAGTTAATCCATACCTAGAATCAGTACAACAACGTCAAGGTTTATATGCGTTTAAGACAGTGATGGATGAGTCTAATAACGGACCAGATGTAGTAGATAGAAACCAACTAGTTGGTCAAATCTTCTTACAACCAACCAAAACGGCTGAGTTCGTATTGTTAGATTTCAATGTTACACCAACTGGAGCTACTTTCGAATAAAAAACAAAGAGACTAAATATTTATAATAAAATAAAAACACAAAATGGCGATACTCGATACTAACGAAATGTTCTTCACGGCCTTTGAACCGAAACAACAGAACAGGTACATGATGCTGATTGACGGTTTTCCATCTTACATGATTAAAGGAGTAAGTGCGATCCAAATGAGTCAAGAAGTAATAACTCTTAACCATGTCAACACAAGAAGAAACCTTAAAGGAAAAACTGTATGGCAACCAGTAACGTTTACGTTATATGATGCAATCACACCTTCAGGAGCACAATCTATTATGGAATGGGTTCGTCTACATCACGAAAGTGTAACAGGAAGAGATGGGTACAGTGATTTCTACAAGAAAGATTTAACTTTCAATGTATTAGGACCTGTTGGAGATGTCGTTTCTGAGTGGATCTTAAAAGGTGCTATGATTTCTAACGCAGACTTTGGTGAGTACGGATTCGATAACGAATCAACTGCTCAACAAATCACTATGACTTGTGAGATTGATTACGCAATATTGAACTTCTAAGAAGAAATACAAATATTTTATAAAAGAGGGTTGGCTTATGTCAACCCTTTTTTTATATTATTATGTATAATAAAAACGTTACAACAAATCAAGATTATGGCAGAGTTTAATTTCCCAACCGAAACAGTCTTACTACCCTCAAAAGGTCATTTTTATGCTGAAGATTCACCTTTAGCAGCTGGAAAAGTTGAAATCAAGTATATGACTGCTCGTGAGGAGGATATACTAACAAATCAAAACTATATCACAAACGGTACAGTTTTAGACAAACTATTAGAATCACTTATAGTGTCACCAAAGTTTACCGTAGATGACTTATTATTAGGCGATAAAAACGCACTACTAATAGCTGCTCGTGTACTTGGGTACGGTGCTGAATATCCCGTTAGAATAGCCGGAGTAGACGATGTAGTAAATCTATCAGAACTAGATAACATCGATATAGATTTCGATAACCTACCAAAAGGTAAAAACGAGTTTGAGTTTAGATTACCAAAAGCAGATACAGTTATTAAGTTTAAACTTTTAACAGGTAAAGACGAAAAACGTATCGAAAAAGATATTGAAGGGATAAAGAAAATCAAACCTGATTCATCACCCGCTATTTCAACTAGATTAAAAACCATTATAACTGCCGTAGAAGGAGACGGTGCTGCCAAGTCAGTTGGCGAGTTTGTAGATAACTTTATGTTAGCTATGGATTCACGTGCATTCAGGAAACACTATAAAACGTGTATGCCTGATGTAGACATGACCTTTCGTAGCTCAGCAGGAATCGATAGGGAAATCCCCATTGGACTCAGCTTTTTTTGGCCTGACTCCGACTTATAGAGCTGGTTTATTTAGACAAATCCACGAAATAATATTTCACGGTAACGGAGGCTATAACTATAGTACTTTATACAATATGCCTGTTTGGCTACGTAATACGACTTTTAAGTTAATAAACGAGCATTACGAAAAACAAAACGATGCTAACGAACAAGCATCTAAGGCTAATAGTACTACAAAGCAAACGTTAGTAGGTGAGGATGGTAAAGTAAACGTTCAGGACTTTAAGGCAGCTTCTCAACAATATACTAAAACAAGTTATAAGTAGTAATATTTATAATAAAACACCCTTACTTTGGCTACACC